TAAAGATAAGGTAGGAATAGGTACGTTGTAAGTAAAATAGTTAACACCTGGAGTGCGATTCAATATAAACCGAAAGCCAGTTGGCGACAACATATTTCTATTCGATGGTTGGTTAGATACTGCACTCATATAATAGACCTCTGCTATTATTTATAAAGAAAAAAAAGGGCCTCACGAATGAGACCCTTTCAAAAGATAGGTTGAACCTATTCTTATTATCTTACATCAGGTTAGCAACACCAACCAATCTGTAGTATACATTCTTATCAGCGAATGCAATTGAACCGTTACCTGCATCGCCACCCTTAGCGAACGGGTTAGCAACCATGCCGTAACGAGTCTTGAAGCCGATCTTAGGCTGGAAGTTGCTCTCGCCAACCGCACGAACCATTTGTAATGGAACGTATGGGCAGTAGAACAGGCCAGCGTCAAATGCGCTTGAACCTTTGTATCCAACAGTGAAGTACTGGTTGCCAGAAGCGCTTGAGAAGTAAGGATCGATGTATACTCTGATACGACCGTTCAATACACCAGCGAATGTGTTACCAGTATCGTCTACGTTAAGAGCAGCTGATAGAGCAGGAGTGTAATCAAGAACGCCAGCCATTTGAAGTGCAGATGCAACGTCTGAAGAACAAATCAGGATGTTACCTTTGCCACGACGAGTGTCTTTAGCAATCTTGTTAGCTTCACGCTCGATCTGGAAGATCATACCTTTGAAGCGCTCTACTGACCAACGACCGTTTGAGTCGACGTCAAGGTTAAATGTACCTTGAGTTGCAGTATTGTCAACAGCACCAGCAGTAGCCGTGTAGTTAATTGTACGAACAACTTCTCTGTTGATCTCAGCGAGGATCTCAGCAGAAAGGATGTTAGCAAGCTCTGTCTCAGCGTCAAGGCCATGTACAGCTTTAAGGTCTTGAGCTAGTTCCATTGTGTACTCAGCTTTGAGTGCACGTGAAACAGCTGTTACAGATACCTTCTCAATTGAGAAAGCCATTTGCTGGAAGCCGTTGTTGCCAGCATCGCCAAGCACTTCAGCTTGTGCTGTTGACATACCAGTTGCTGCAGTATAGCCATTAGCTGATACACGAGCAGTTGGATCAGTACCAGTTTGGCCAGTAGTGACGCCATCAACAAGTGATTCGTCAATTGCAAAACCTGACAAGGTGTTACCAGCTGCTGACTTAGAGAAACCTGTGTCAGCTTCGTTGTATAAAGCCTCATCGCCGGTTTGACTAGTGTAACGAGCTCGCATTGCAAAGATTAGTCCAGTAGGACCAGTCATTGGCTGAACGCCAGCAATGTCATAGGCAATAAGGTTAGGCATAGAACGACGAACCAGTGAAATAAGCACTGGATCAAAGATATCTACGTTGCCAGCACCTGCAACAGATGAAGAAGCACCCATTGCGTTAGCAGGGGCAGCCTCACCAAGAAGACCTGGCATTTGATAACCACCGGAACCGGCAGCCTGCTCCATAGCAGAGCGTTGTTGATTTTCAAGCAAAGTAGCAACTACGTTTCTACGATGAGCGTCTTTGATCTCTGGAAGATCGGAGTGCTCAAGAACCGGGGTCCACTTCTCGACTAATTCTTCGGATACATATTGTGACATTTTATTTGTCTCTCCTTTACGGTTTTCGATCTTTATTTATTTATATAAACTATTTTTTCAGTGTTCTTGAAATAGCACTTACGTAAGCTGACATCTCTGGATTTGATGAGCGAGTAGGAATAACTTCCTCGTCCAACGGCTCCGCGTCATCAAAATCACTAGTGTAGACCCTTGACTCTGTTAGTTCGCTGAAATAGCTCTCTTTCAAAGTATCGAGTTTGTGGACATATGAGTCCTCGTCAACAAAGTCAACACTTTCTGCTAGTACACGGAACTTTTCTTTTTGAGTCTCAGTAAGAGATTCGCAAACGTGTTCCACGAGTTCAGCTTTAACAAATGTTGTCATCTCTGTCTTCATAGTAGCATTTCTAGTAATCTCTTCATTGAGGCGAGCCTCGAGATCATCAGAACGTGCTGCTAATTGTTCAACTACATCCACTTTATCATCTGGAATATCAATGTAGTGCTCAGTAAATAAGTCTTTTAGACCGCTAACGAAACTTTCAGTTACTTCAGACTTGATACCAGCTTCGACTGCGAGCTTGTTCTCATCCATCCAGTTCTCAATAACATAGTCGAGATACTGGTCAAGGTTACCTGCAGTTTCTTCTTTTAGTCGTGCTTTTTCTTCTTGAATTTCTGTTTCAACGTCTACGACGTACTTAGCAAGCTGCTCGTTAATCTTAGACACAACTGCTGCCTCAAAGATAGTAGCTGCTTTCTCTTTAAATTCTTCGGTTAATGAATCGTCCCCTGCAAACAGAGCTGTAACATCTTCGCTCATGTCAACATCTCCAGACGTTACTGTATGACCGGTGCGTACAACTTCTACGACATCCTCATCACTCTCTTCAGAAATACTTTCCTGATCAAGTGTATCAATCATACGATCGAAAGACATTTGAAGGTCAGTCTTCTTCATAGCATTCATGCGCTGAACCATTGCTTGGATCATACCCATTTTGCTAACTTCTTTAGCCTTCTCTGGCTTTACAGCTGTAGGTGCATCGACAGGATCGTCTTCTACTTTCTTTGACTTGCCAGGAGCTTTTGCCTTTTTGTTAACAGGCTCTGGCACGCTGGATGGGTCGCCATAAGATGATTGGAACTCATCTAACTGCTCTCCATTCATATCTATATCTTTTTCGGACATCAGGGTTCTCCTTTGAGAGTTTCTTATATTGTATTTATAAAATTAAAGTTTTGAGTATATAAAATGTTTTTCAAATGTTTCTCGGGTAACACCAAAGTACTCGTGAGCATGCTTTTTACAATTAAACACTATACCATTAACACTTATTTGTTGAGCTCTAGGATTTTTTGATCCCTCATTCCTCTTGAGGCTTTTGTCTGCGTATTCAGCGTTTTTTGATTGATCAAAGTTGGGTTTATAAGAATTAGACATTCCTATCTTTTTCTTATGTTCGTCAGTTAATACCTTTCCTTGGTTAAATTCTCTGAGTCTTTGAATATGTTTTTCCGAAAGCACACTACCTGTTCTGTCAGGAGGAAAACTATCTCGATTAGTTAGAGTTATTCCTTGCTCTTTGCATTTTTGTATTATGAAACTCTCGAGCTCTAAGGCTTGCTTGCTGGTCATGTCTTTCTTAATAAAGACAACTTCGGGCTCATGTTCCAATAGTCTTATGTTTTTTATTGTCCGGAGCTTGTCTTCATTGTATTGGGCATGACCTTTGAGATGCGCATGCGATCTATCGCCTTTGCCTTTGCCGATGTAAAACGGTAGCCTATTAATTGGATCTATTAATGCATATGTATAGAACATTACAGGTTTCTTATATAATATTCAAATATTTCAAATTTGCTTTTTTGGATTTCCTCAAAGGTTTTTTCTTTAAGGCTCGCTTGAAGCTGTTCAGCCATATCAATCTGCTTCCAATTTAATCCGTTAAAGATCCACTCTTTTCCTTCCATGATACCTTCTACGAAAGCATCAGGTGCTGATGGATCAGCAACAATATCGGCTGCTGTTGCAAGATAGAAATCGTTCTGTACTTCAGCAACACCATTTCTTTGCTTCAATGAACCCATTCCTCGAGAAGATACCCCGATAGTAGCTCCTTCGTTCATAAGATTCTTAACAATGTTCCCCATTGGAGTATCGAGTATCTTAGCTTTACCCATGAAGTTATCGCCTTCTTGATATAGCTCTGTTATCATATGAGAAACGCGATCGAGGTTGATAGTAGGACCAGCTGGATGACCGAGCTCGCCTAATGATCTCTTCCTGTCGATATAATCAGCATTGTACCTAGCAACTTCTTTCTGAAGAACTTCCATAGGATAAATTCGACCATTACGGTTCTTGATGTTACCTTGCATGAATACGCCTTTGATGAAATGGTTTTTACCACCATCGGCTTCTTCTGCTACGTACTCAAGATCTTCGTTGATTTCGCATATAAGTTTCATATTAGTACCTTGCTACCGCGGTAGCCTTTGTGTCTGCTGCTGCTATAACCGTGTCTGTTGGCTCTTTAACAATTATCTCAGATGCGCCAGCCTCTAGTACTACTGATCCAGCTTGACCGCCTCCATTCTCTGGGCCCACGGTATTAGCTACCGTCAACGTCACTTCGGCTGAGGCAGTATTAATGACTCTTACCATAGTAGCATTGCCCATGTTGTTAGCAACGCCGAGGCTAGCTGAGGTAGATAGTAGCTTAATCGTCGCCATCTGTATTCTCCTGCGCGAAGGACGAGAAGCTCTCTCTTACTCTCGAAGATCCTTGCTTTACCATTTTCTCGCCTGGAGCATGTTGCTTGCCTCCAACATGGTCGTCCGGATTTCCACGCTTGATTTCCCCAGTGAACTGGGCATCGGTAGCTACAGGATGAGCAATCTTGGTTATCTTATGATCATTGACAAAATCTTCTTCCCCTTTTGAACGGGGCTTGTAGTTTTTTACTTCTTGCTCATCATCTTTGACAACCTTGCTATCTTGAGCTGGTGCACCTGGTGCTTCGAGCAACTCTTTAAAAGTCTTCATCTGCGGCCTCTTCTTGTTCATCGTTGTCGTAGTCATTGTCGCTCATAAAGTTTTGAGATATAGATATCTTTTCTACCCCAATTCTTTCTCTCAGTTTATCCTGCAATACACCTCCAACAGCATCTTGGAAGGCAGAAGGATTTTTATCATATACCGCGTCTATAGCGTCATCGAGCAAATTTGACATAACAACCTCTTGTTTAATTCATTCATGTATTATTTATAATATTTATTATCGCTATTTAACTAAAACAAACTTTCTTCCGCCTACATACAATATTTCTATTTTTGAATGCAGTTCAGAAGCTACAGACATTACACCTGTTTCGCTGTCTATTGTTCTATCTTGAAAGGACTGAATATGGGCTTCCGACATTACGCTAATCTCTAACGTCGATGTTGAAGGGCTACCCATGAAGTAATCAGTGCCGTCAAGTTGTATGGTAATAGTAGTAGTTTTAACAGGAAGGATAGTAAACTTATCCCCTGTTACAAGATTTGTAGATTCATCGAGCTCGATGGTCACGTTGTTGGTAGTGTTGACTATTACAGCACTATCGTGATCAGAGGAATCTAGTAATGTATCTGATGTTACAATATGTATAGCTTGTCTACTCGGGCTTGGAGTACCAAACGATAGGCTACCGCTACCATCAGTTTTAATAAACTGGTTAGCAGAACCATCCGACGTAGGAAATGCCAGTGCACCGTTAGCTATATTAAAGCCACCAGCACCAACAGAAAGGGAATGAGGGGATGCGCCAACTTCGAATACGTCGGTGCCATTAGACGAATAGAGTCGTCCATCTTGCGTGTTAAGAGCGAGCTCACCTTGAGATACGTTTGATGATGACGGTACTTTGCCGGCAACGGAGCTCCGCTTAAGGGTTATAATCGATGACATGCCAAACCTCTATATAGAGAAAATAAATCAAATACTAAAAAAAATCCGCATATGCGGCAAATAAAAAGTAAGAAAGGGCACATATGTACCCTTTTTTCTTACTAAGTCGTGCTAGAACGAACCGCCTTCGATAGTATCTACTCTTGCTGTCAATGCAGTGAGAGCAGTATTACTAGCAACGTCAGCACCAAGATCCAATGTCAAAGCAACACCATCAGTCGCTGTTCCAAAGTATGGTACCTTTGCTACAGTAGTAGCGCCAGTTCTAAATGAGATGTATCCATCTGGGTTCGCGACAATATGATCATCAAGAGATAGATCGTCGAGCAGAGTTTCAACATCGGCTGTTGATGTTTTTGCAATTATAGAGTAATTGTTACCAACATCAAGATTTTGCCAGGTAACATTACCAGAGCCGTCTGTTACAAGCGATTGACCTGATGTACCATCCCCTGAGGGCAGTGTTACTGCACCATTCGCGAATGAGAAAGCACCAGTACCAACTGCTAACGAGTGTACACTTGAGCCGACTTCAAATACTTCTGATCCCGTTGAGGAATACAGTCGCTTATCAGCGGTGTTTAGTGCTAGCTCTGCAGTAGTAATATTGCTTGTAGATGGCGCATTGCCTGCTACAGTACTACGCTTTATTTGAATTACAGATGCCATTTTAGACCTCGTTTTACGTATTAATGATTAAGGTAGTGGGGTACTTAGTACCCCAAATCCCTATTGCTTAGTACGTGCCACCGTCTATGTTGGCGTTCAATGTTGCAGTAGCTGTTGCTCCAAAGTTAATTGTCTGATCTGGCTCTGTGGTGAGGCCATCAAACAAGTGGAAGCTACCGTCAGATGCATCGCGGATCAAACCAGCAAACTTCTGAGCACCATCGTCATACTGTACGTAGAAACCAGTATCGATAGTATCAGAGTTGTTGGTATTGGCGAGCTTGAGCATGTTGTCGCCGATGGTTACTGTAGTAGAGTTAATGTACGTAAGTGTACCATTAACTTCTAAGTTACCACCTAGAGTCAAGTTACCTGTAACATCCAAATCGTTTGTTACGGATAGATCGTTACCGATAGTAACGTCTGTAGGCAATCCAACCTGTACGCTAGCACCTTCACCAGTACCAGTTAC